AATCCTGTTTTGATTGATGGTCAAGGCGGCATTATTGCAGGTCATGGCCGAATCATGGCCGCGCAAAAGCTGAAAATGGATGAAGTGCCAACAATTACGCTAAACGATTTAAGCGAGGCACAAAAGAAGGCTTATATCATTGCGGATAACAAACTAGCTCTTAACTCTGGTTGGGATGACGAGTTGCTTAAAATAGAACTTGAGCAATTAAAAGAATTAGATTTTGATTTGGGCTTGATTGGCTTTGATGGCACAGAACTTGCCAATATGTTTTTAGATGGTACTGATTTGGTCGAAGATAGCAAAACCAAAGAAATTGATACCGATGACTTTGAAATGAGTTGTATTTGTCCTAAATGCGGGTTTGAGTTTGATGACAAATAAACATTCTTGCGCTTGGAATTTATCAGATCTTGAGTTAGTGCCAAAAAACGGTGTAAAAGTCATGAGTACGTTTGCCTGCGGTGGTGGTTCAAGCATGGGATACAAGTTGGCAGGCTGTACAATTGTCGCGGCAAATGACATAGACCCAGAAATGGCGTGGCACTACAAAAAGAACCTAAACCCGCCCCTGTATTTTCTTTGTCCGATTGGCGACCTGCTGACTAAGGATCTGCCGCTTGAACTTTACAATTTAGACATTCTGGACGGTTCGCCACCTTGCAGCACGTTTAGCATGGCTGGCAGTCGTGAAAAGTCGTGGGGCAAAGATAAGCACTTTAGAGAAGGACAAGCCAAGCAAGTGCTATCTGATCTGTTTTTTGATTACCTTGATTTGGTCGGCAAGCTACGGCCAAAGGTGGCAATCGCTGAAAACGTCAAGGGTATGCTGATCGGCAACGCCAAAGGCTACACTAAAATGGTAATGGCGCGGTTCAAGGAGCTGGGCTACAGACCGCAGTTGTTCCTGTTGAATAGTGCAGATTGTGGTGTACCACAGCGACGCGAGCGGGTGTTCTTTGTTGCTGTGCGTGATGATATTGACGTGCCGCCATTGCAGTTGTCACCGCAGCATCGATGGATAAGCGCTGGCGAGGCGACAAGTGATGTGCAGGTGCTTACGGCAGATGAGGAGAAGGATTCTGCGCCGACATCCGGCAGAAAAGAATTGTACCCAGGAACAAAGCAAGGCGCAAGCATGGCCGATGAGTGCTTGAGGATCAAGGGGAAAGGAAACTTTTTTACTACTACTAGGCTTCATCCAAATCGGCCGTCTCACACACTGACCAGTGAGGAAAATGTGGCTTATCACTGGAATGAGTGCCGGAAACTTACATTCCGAGAATTCAAACGCCTCGGATCATTCCCAGACGACTACCACGCCAAGACCGACAAGATCGGCAAATACATGATCGGCATGAGCGTGCCGCCCAAGATGACTGAGCAGGTTGCAAGGGCGGTTTGCCAGCAGTGGCTTGGTGTTGCGCCATGACAGTAGGAAGAAAGCCAACCCCGACCGCCCTAAAACTGGTCAAAGGCAACCCCGGCAAGCGCGCCGTCAACAAGGCCGAGGCCGTAGTCGCCCTGGCCGAGCCAACGCCGCCCGCCTTCCTATGCGACGACGCCAAAGTCGAATGGGGCCGCATCTGCGAAACGCTTTACAAGGTCGGGCTGATGACTGAGTTAGATCGTGGTGCGCTTGCCGCGTGTTGCCAAGCTTACGGGCGGTGGGCACAGGCAGAGCGTGCGCTCGCTCGTATGTCCGACAAAGACGAATTAAACCGCGCTCTGATGATTAAGACGAGCAACGGAAACGCGATACAGAACCCGCTGGTCGGGATTGCGAACAAGGCCGCTGCTGACTATGTGAAGTACGCCGTTGAATTTGGCATGACGCCAAGCGCTCGCGCCCGCGTGACGGCGACAACAAATGACAAGCAAGAAGACAACCTCAAAGAATTCTTCGGCTGACCCGGCGACGGCTTACGCTCAGGGCGTAGCGGACGGAACAAGGGTTGCAGGACCGGATGTACGTGCCGCATGTGCCCGACACTTGGCAGACCTGAAAGACGGAAAGAAGCGCGGGCTGGTTTGGGACGTAGAGGAAGCAAACAAGTCAATCCGCTACTTTCGCAACGTGTTGAAACTGAACGGCGGCGACTACGAAGGCCGCGAGTTTGAGTTGTTGCCGTGGCAGTGCTTTGTTGTGGGTTCCATCTTCGGATGGAAATCGCGGGACGGCTCGCGGCGCTTCCGTTCTGCTTACATAGAGACGGGCAAGGGTTCAGGCAAATCGCCGCTAGCTGCCGGCATCGGTCTAAAGGGGTTGACGGCAGACGGTGAAGCCCGTGCAGAGATTTACGCGGCAGCGACGAAAAAAGATCAGGCAATGGTGCTTTTTCGTGACGCCGTGGCGATGGTGCAGCAATCACTGGAACTCAGAAAGCGGCTAACCACTTCGGGCGGAGGGCAGAACATTTGGAACCTCGCCTATTTACAAACGGGTTCATTCTTTCGTCCGATCAGTTCGGACGACGGGCAATCGGGGCCGCGTCCGCATATGGCGCTGATTGACGAGGTACATGAGCACAAGACAAACGTAGTTGTTGAGATGATGCGCGCGGGCACAAAGAGCCGCAAGCAAGCGCTGATTTTCATGATTACGAACTCTGGCAGCAACAAGCTAGGGCCGTGCTGGAGTTACCACGAATACGGCTCACAAGTCTGTTCTGGCGACAAAGTAGACGACGGATTCTTTGCTTTCATTTGCTCGCTAGATGAAGGTGACGATCCATTGAAAGATGAGGCGTGTTGGTACAAGTCCAACCCGTCATTGCAAGACGCTGATTTACCCGGCATGAAGTATTTGCGCGAGCAAGTAACGGAAGCGCGCGGCATGCCTAGCAAAGAATCAATGGTTCGCCGTTTGAACTTTTGTGAGTGGACAGGCGCAGAATCGCCGTGGATCAGCGCAGATATTTGGAAAGACGCTCGCAGAGATTTTGACTGGCGAGAGTTACGCGGACGCCGTGCTTATGGCGGTCTAGATCTTGGCAGCACAACAGACTTAACCGGCCTTGTGTTTTTGGTTGAACCGGTACTAGACGGCGAACCGTGGCTAGTGGTGCCGTTCGCATGGTTACCTGACGAGGATTTACAACGCAAGTCTGATAGCGACCGCGTGCCGTATGTCACATGGCAAACGCAAGGCTACTTAGAAACAACGCCGGGCAAGGCGGTAAGCAAGCGCATGGTTGCGCAGCGCCTATCGGCCTTGTGCGAGTTCTTTGACGTGGTTTGTGTGGCTTACGACCGCTGGCGAATTGAAGATTTTCTTTCTATGGCCTCGGATGACGGCATAACGTTGCCAGAAATGAAAGCGTTCGGACAGGGTTACAAAGATATGAGCCCGGCGGTTGAACATTTTGAAACTATGTTGCTGAACGGGCAGATTGCGCACGCGAATCATCCGGTAATGAATATGTGCGTGAACAACGCCATTTGCACGGCTGACGACGCGGGCAACCGCAAGCCGAGTAAAGAGAAAGCAAACGGCCGTATCGACTTAGTTGTCGCAGCGATCATGGCCGCAGCTATGACGATGACCGCGAGCGAGCAACCCAGCGTTTACACAAATAGAGGATTACTACTAATTTGAACTGGAACCCGTTTCGGCGCACAGAATCGACTGTCGCTGAGGCGCAGTCACGTCCGCAAATTCGTAATGTGCTCACATCTGCCGATCTGCCTAGCTTTATGCTGACTGGCGAAACGTCTGGCGTTACCACAGACATGGCTCTACAAAACACCGCGTTTTTGCGTGGCGTGAGCTTGATCGCGGAATCAATCGCAATGCTCCCGTTGAACATTTACGAGCACGGCGAAGAAAAGCAGGTAGCCACCGCTCACCCGTTGCATCGCTTGCTGAAAATTCAGCCGAATGACTGGCAAACGGCTTACAAATTCAAACTTGGAATGCAGCTTAATTTGATGCTGCACGGCAACGCATACGCCCGCGTTGTTCGCTCTACGGGGCGTGTCATTCGTTTGATTCCGATGGATTCGCGAAAGACCACTCCGAAGTTAAGCGACAGCTATGTTTTAACTTACGAGTACCAACAAAAAGACGGCAGCAAATTGGTGCTAAGTGCGCGTGACGTGCTGCACATTTCCGACTTATCGACGGACGGCCTAAATGGTTTGTCGCGCGTCGAGCTTGCTAATCAGGCGCTGAACCTGTCGCGTCAAGCGGAAGAGGCCGCAGCGCGTGTATTTGTTAACGGCGTTCTGGCTGGTGGTGCACTGAGTCACCCCGGCAAGATAGGTGAAACAGGATTAAAAAACCTACGCGACTCACTTCTAGAAAAATACGGCGGCACGAAAAACGCGCATAAATGGCTGGTTCTGGAAGAGGGCATTAAGGCCGAAAAATGGGCCAATAACGCTGTCGATTCGCAACTACGCGAAAGCCGAAATCATCAAGTCGAAGAGGTCGCCCGCGTCCTAGGAATTCCGCGCCCGCTCTTAATGATGGATGACACGTCATGGGGTTCCGGAATTGAGCAATTAGGCATTTTCTTTGTTCAGTACGGACTTGCGCACTACTTCACATGCTGGGAACAAGCGTTAGAAGTCACGTTGCTTGAAGAGCGCGAGCGTGAACGGTATTTCTTCAAGTTCAACGAGCGCGCGCTACTGCGTGGAACGCTCAAAGACCAAGCCGAATTCTTCACGAAAGCGCTAGGCAGCGGCGGTCATGGCCCGTGGATGACGCAAAACGAAGTGCGTGATTTGCAAGACTTTGCGCCGTCAACAACAACCGGCGCTAACGAGCTGCGACAGCCAACACAAGGAAAAGCAAATGAGCCTCCTAAAGCTCCCTGAAATCAAGGCGGCTGGCCTAGCCTCGTCACCACAGTTTGAATTGCGGCCTGATGCCTTAGAGCGCTGGCAACCCGGCATTCAAGCCGCAGCCGAAGATGACGCGACTATCAATATTTACGAGGTCATTGGGAAAGATTGGGAGGGGCGCGGCGCAACCGCTCAAAAGACCTCCGCAATTCTTCGCGCAATCGGCGAGCGTGACGTAATCGTCAACATCAATTCGCCAGGCGGTGACGTGTTTGAAGGCATCGCCATTTACAACATTTTGCGACAGCACAAAGCCAAAGTGACAACGCGCGTAATGGGGCTGGCCGCTTCCGCCGCGTCGTTGATTGCGATGGCGGGTGATGACATCGAAATGGGCGACGGCGCGTCAATTATGGTTCACAACGCGTGGGCAGTTGCAGCGGGTAACCGTCACGACATGATGAGCGCTCACGACGTACTAGAGCCTATCGACATGGCGCTTGCAGATTTGTACGTCGCACGAACCGGCAACGACAAAAAAACCATCATCAAAATGATGGATGCAGAGACATGGCTAGGCGTTGAAAGCGCCATTCAAAGCGGTTTCGCTACCGCAAAGATTGACCGCGCGCTGATTAAAGAAACCGGCGACGGCGAATCGAAACGCGCCCTCGCAATGGTCGAAATGTCTATGGCGAAAGCAGGCTACAGCCGCAGCGCACGCCGTGACGCATTTCAACAACTTTTCACCGGCACGCCGCGCGCTGCCGAACCCGCCAAGCCGTGCGCTGGCGATTACATGAACGAACTCCAATCACTCACATTGACCATTAAAGGAAACTGAAATGTACAAACCACACAAAATTGATCGCGGCATCGTTTCGATGATTCGCAACGAAGCCCCCGGCGACGTTAAAGGCGCAATCGAAGTCTTGAACAAAGCGTTCCACGACTTCAAAGCAGAGCACAAAACACAGCTGGATGAGCACAAAAAAGGCGTGAACGACTCGCTGCAAGCCATTAAGGTGGATCGCATCAATGACGAACTCGGCAAGCTGCAAGCGGCTGTAGATTCTGCAAACGTCAAGCTCGCTGGCCTCGAAATGCCCGGCAGCGGCGACGGCAAGACCTACAAAAACAAAGAGCATGTAGACGCAGTTCAGGCGTACATGAAAAGCGGCGAAATCAAGGCCGCGCTGACCAAAGGCTCGAATCCTGACGGCGGCTACACGGTGCCCACCGAATGGGATCGCACGATTATCGACAAGCTGGTTCTCGTTTCACCAATGCGCCAAATCTGCGGCGTACAAAGCATTTCGACGAATGCGTTTTCTAAGCTCTTCAACCTTCGCGGCACCGCTTCGGGTTGGGTAGGTGAAGCGGCGGCGCGTCCTAACACCGCAAACTCTACGCTCGGCACGTTGACGTACACCACTGGCGAAATCTACGCGAACCCAAAAGCAACGCAGCAATTGCTTGACGACTCGCTGGTGGATTTGGAGGCGTGGCTGTCTAGCGAGGTAGAAACGGAATTCTCGTATCAAGAGAATCTGGCTTTCGTATCGGGTGACGGCACCAACAAGCCAAACGGCGTTTTGACCTACGTTACTGGTGGCGCAAACGCTGCGGCGCATCCGTTCGGTGCAATCACCACTGTAAACAGCGGCGCGGCTGGTTCGGTAACGGCTGACAGCGTGCACAGCTTGATTGCTGCACTGCCAGAGGTGTACACGCAAAACGCGCGATTCATCATGAACCGCACGACCGTTGGCGCGATTCGTTTGCTGAAAGACACGACGAATCAATACCTGTGGCAGCCTAGCTACCAAGCCGGGCAACCTTCGACGCTTGCCGGTTACGCCATCACCGAAGTTCCCGCAATGCCGAACGTGGCAGCAGCGGCAAAGCCGATTTTGTTTGGCGACTTCAAGCGCGGTTATCTGATTGTTGATCGTGTGGGCGTTCGCGTTTTGCGCGATCCATACACCGACAAGCCGAATATCGCCTTCTACACGACCAAACGCGTAGGCGGCGGCGTGTTGAATCCCGAAGTCATCAAGGCGATGAACATCTCGGTCTAATGAAATTCATCAAAGAATTTTCAGGGGTGAAAGCCCGTGAGATTTACCCGACGGCGTTTGCTGTCGGTGATGAATGCCCGCCCGAATTAGAGGACGCGGCGCGCACTCTCGGAGCCGTCGGCAACGAGCAAAAACCGGAAGAAACGCCGGTCAAACGTAAGGGCAAATAGCCCAATGCGTCCAGCCCGTAACAGGGCTGTGCGGATTCGGTTAATCACATAAAGAGGCGACACAATGTCACTCAGTAACGCAACAGAAAACGCTGCCCTCAAGATGTTTTTGCAGGGCACAGACCCGTCATATCGTGCGGGCGCGACGCAGTACGCCGCATTGGTATCGCTTGCCGCCCCTGACGAGGCCGCGCCGATTGCTGCGGAACTGACTTACACCGGATATGCTCGCGTTGCGCTCACGAAGTCAACCGCTTGGACGGACGGCGGCTCGTCGTTCACTAATGCGGCGCAAATTCTTTTCGGGAAACGCACAGACGCAGGCGCAACGCAGCAAGCGAAAGCGATGGTCATTGTTGACACCGCGAGCGGCGCGGTAAACATGGCGATCATTGCTCCGTTGAATGACACGCTCGATATAAACCTGAACATTCAGCCTATTTTCGCAATCGGCGATGTTACGGTGACGGCTGAATAAATGGCAATTCTCGGCTTCCGCGAAATCGCTGACGCAGAGCAAGACGGTTTTACGTTCCTATCTGGCTGGCGTAAACAGCCAACGCAGACAACCGGCGCGGGCGTGTGGTTCGATTTAAGTATGAGTCCGGGCAATCCACGCCCGAATAACTACATCGGGCCTAGTGGTGTGTTTACGCCAATGTCACAGAGCAACGACGGCGGCATCCCACACGGCGGCAACGTCGCCCCGAAAACAAAGATGCTGCGGATTCTCGAAGCGCAAACCGCCACCGCCGCAGCAACACCGCTCACGCTTCACCTACTCGACTATCTCGGCTTCTATTCCTTCATTGACGAATCCGACACAGACGAGCAGTTTCTAGACAACACCGCGAGATTGACCCGCTACACCGACGGCGCGGGCGTGCGCATCATGCCCGTTGTTGTCGCGCCGCAGGTCGGTGGTTCGGCGGGTTTTGTCGTCACGTACACCAACAGCGACGGCGTATCAGGTCGCCAAACGCCGCGCCATTTGATAACGACGCAAGCCATTAACGGCACCATCGTATCAAGTGCAGGCGCGTTGAACGATTCACGCGCACCGTTCATGGCCTTGGAAGGTTCCGACACTGGCGTGATGCGTATCGACTCCATCAAGTTCGACGGCGTCGGTGACATTGGACTACTCGCGCTGGTGCTCGTAAGGCCCATAGCAAAACACTACATACGCGGCATCGACGCACCGTCGGAACGTGACTACTGCACCGACGATTCAGCGCTGCCAATTATTCAAGACGACGCCTATCTAAATTTTCTGTCGCTACCTGCTGGCAACCTATCAGGCGCGCCTATTTTCGGCTACATCAAAACACTTTGGGCGTAAGGAAAAACAATGCCGATTAACTCGCAAGACGACCTAGCCGCAGCGCTCGCAGCGGGTGACACTCAGGTCACGATGGCAAGCAAAAACACGCACAGCGTAGGTGTACAGGCCGCTGGCGTTTGGTACGACCTGAGCAAAGGCGCGGGCATGATTCCGTGGGACGCCGTTATCGGTTCAGGCACGAACTTAACGTTTCAACCCGTAAGCGACACCACCACCACCACCGCAGCAACGGCGGCAACGTCCGGCTCGATTGCCGCAACGACATTCACCGACACCACCCACGGCAGCGGTCGCTTTACCGTCGGCATGGCGCTCACGGGTACAGGCGTAACTG